AATTTTCGCACACAGGCTGGACTGGTGCGCCGAAGGAGCCATATAGGCACTGGTGTTACGCGCCCGACTATGAGGGTCTGTACAAGAAAATATTTGAGTGCTTAAATGAGTCTTTTAAGGAGGAGGGCCTGTCCCTAAAGCCAGAGAGACTCTTATTAAATGTGTACAACCACGGAGATAGCTCTTGGTTACATACAGACACTGAGGATAGCAGATGCTGGACTGCTCTGCTATTTCTAAACGAGTACTGGGATCTTAACTGGGGCGGAGAGTTCGCACTAGTTAAAGATAATGAAATATATAAGTCGTTTGCCCCTACTCCCGGAAAGTTTGTATTATTTAAAGCGAATATATTACATGGAGCGAGACCGGTCTCTAGAGAAGCCGAGTTTCCTAGAATGGCTTTGGCTATGCAATGTATAAACGATTCAAAGATATAAAGACTATAGTGTTCCCTGTCTTTAAGCTAAGATCCGCCGACTGGTATGAACAGGACGGCGTGCTTTTTGACGACAGGGGCGCAGTTCTAGACGATAAGAATATGCCTGGAAGCACTCTCGGAGTGCGAAGGATACAATGCGGCAGAACAGACTTAGCAAAATTAAGAGGAGCTTATCCAGATTTTCCTTCTATGCTACAAAGCAAAAAGAAGATATTTATAGATAATGCTGGAGTACCTTTTATATATGAAAAAACTATAAACACTCCTTTGATACATCATTCTATAAGAAAGATAGAATTGAAGGAAGAACTAACTCTTATATGGTTTCACGTTGTACCGTTTCCTGTGCAAGTACCTAGACCTCCTTACGGAGAGCCTAGGTGGGGCAGGATTCTATACTATAAGGGGTCCCCTTGGATATTATACGATCTAACTGCTCATAGGGGAAAAGACTCGTTCAAACGAGTATGAGATAACATGAAAAATAGGACTAAGAAGGGTTCTCGAAATTTTAACTCCACTCAGGAACACACAGTATCGAGAATTACTCCTCTCAATCAAAATCAGGCCAAAGTATTAAACAGCGATAAAAACTTAGTTTTAAGTGGCTTCGCTGGTACAGGCAAAACTTATCTAGCCTCCTATATTGGATATAGAGAGATCTTCGAAGGTACTAGATTTAATAAACTAGTATACATGAGGAGTGCTGTGCCTACTCGTAATATAGGTTTCTTGCCTGGTAACGAGAAAGAAAAGGTAGAAGTATACGAAGCCCCTTACATAGATATAGCTACAGAGCTATTCGGAAGAGGAGACTCTTATGAGATCCTTAAGAAAAAGGGTATAGTACATTTCTCGTCTACATCATTCGTAAGAGGTATAAACCTAAGAGATGCTATTATAATCGTGGACGAGTGTCAGAATATGACATACCACGAACTAGACTCTATTATCACTCGCTTAAACGAGAACTGTAGGATTATATTCTGCGGAGACATGAGACAAGCAGATCTTTATAAGAACGGATTAGAGGATTTCTATAGCGTTCTACGCAGCATGGATGAGTTTGATTTCATCGAGTTTACTAAAGAAGACATAGTGCGAAGTCAACTTGTCAAAAACTATATAATAAAGAAGGACGAGGTCCTAAACTTGAGGTAGCAATGAAGGCAATAATCAGTAATAAAATCTACATGACAGTAGAGCCTTCCATGTATAGAATGCTGGAAAAAGAGCTGACTTATAACATTCCGGCTTACAATGAGCCAGAAAAGTTTGTTCAGATTAAAAACCTCAAAGTAATCAACTATAACATTGCGGGAGGCAACTTACTAGTTGCCTTCCCTGTTGGTAGAACTGATCTGATCCCTAAAAGCTATGAAGTACTCGACAAACGAATATACAATGTCATAGAGGATTTTCCCGAATTTAAGTTTGAACTAAGGCCCAGCCAGCAACAGATTCATGACGAGTTAGAAGATAACTGCATCATAAATGCTAAAGTAGGCTATGGTAAGACTTTTACCGGCCTAGCTATTGCGGCTAAGCTTAAGCAAAAGACCCTTATAGTAGTTCATACTGTTGCTCTCAGAAATCAGTGGGAGAAAGAAATTGTCAAGACCCTGGGCATTAAGCCTGGGGTCATTGGCAGCGGAAAATTTAACATAGACAGTCCCGTAGTCGTAGCTAATACACAGAGCTTAGTCAAGCACGTTTCTAGGTTGAGCCGAGAGTTTGGCCTAGTGATACTGGATGAAATGCATCACGTATCTAGCCCCACTTTCTCTAAGATAATAGACGGAATGTTCTCTAGATATAAGATAGGATTATCTGGTACTATCGAGAGAAAAGACCAAAGACACGTAGTCTTCAAAGACTATTTTGGCTCAAAAATATTCAAGCCAGCTAAGGAAAACACTATGAAGCCGCGAGTACACGTAGTTGACTCTGGTATAGGTTTTTCTGACTACGCTGGTGCGTCATGGGCCGATAAAGTAAGTGTTCTATCTGAGTCCTATCTGTATAGGGACTTAGTGCTAGCTCTAGCTAATAATTATGCTAGGGATGGCCACAGTGTTTTAGTGGTGTCTCAGAGAGTCGAGTTTCTAAAACACTGTCATGCTAACTCCGATTCATCCGAACTGCTTATAGGCGAGGTAAAGGATTCAGAGGAAAGAGACCGTATAATCGAGAACGTATTTAATAAAGTATCTAACAAATTATATGCGACTCAAAGTTTGGCTTCCGAAGGTTTATCTATAAATCCGTTAAGCTGCTTAATTCTTGCGGAGCCTCTTAATAATATGCCCTTACTAGAGCAGTTGATAGGGCGAATAATAAGAGAGCACCCAGGCAAGGTTCAGCCTATAATAGTAGATATTAAACTATACGGAAACACAGTGACCAGACAGTTTAATAATAGATTAGGCCATTACATGAAAGAGGGCTATGAAGTTGAATTCATAAAATAATTCTTGACATTCAACTTATTTTTTGGTATATATGTTGTTCTATAATTGGAGAAAAATATTTAGAGTATCGGGCGGCAGCTCTAAAAGGATTTTATTAATCCTTGAGTCTATGCTGCAAAAAACCATGCCTAGAAACAGATTTGATCCCATTTATAGATACTACTACATGGACTTTGAAGGACCCAGCTTTTTGGTTAATCCCACAGACTTATTAAAATTCAGACATAAGTATAAAGATAAAGAAATAGCAGACTACATAGGTCTAGCTAGCTTCCGAAATCTAGCGGAATATCAAATCTCTGGAAAAACGACATTAGACTTATCCCATAGTCCTTTAGGGAAAGACGCTATAAACAACAACAGACTACTTCGTATTGTTGATAATGAAATCCATTTCCTATACGAAGACTACACAGGAGAAATATAAAATGACAGGTTTAAGCTTTGGTTCGGTTAAGGGTTCGGCTAAGAAGGAAAAGGCTGACTCATATAAGATCGTAGATGGTGACAATTCAGTTCGCCTATTTGGAAACATTCTTCCACGTTATGTATACTGGATTAAGGGTACTAACGGCAAGAACCTTCCTTTTGAGTGTCTAGAATTTAATCGTCAGACCGAATCATTTGACAAGGCTGAAAAGGATTGGGTAAAGGAATTTTATCCAGATCTTAAGTGCGGCTGGTCATACTCAATGATGTGCCTAGACAACGGTGTGCCAAAGATCTTCAACTTCAAGAAGAAGCTCTTCGACCAGATCATGGCTAACATCGAAGACCTCGGAGATCCTACAGACCCAGAAAATGGCTGGGATCTGAAGTTTCAGAAGAAGAAGACTGGGCCACTACCAATCAATGTAGAGTATACTCTTCAGGTTATGAAGTGCGCTAACTCAAAGCGCCCTCTAACAGATGCCGAAAGCGAAGCAATCGCAGCATCCAAGACTATCGAAGAACTACTTCCACGCGCTACACCAGCAGCCCAAAAGGAGCTTCTAGAGAAGCTACAGAAGGGTGAGGAAGATACTATTGATGAGTCAGTAGAAGAAGAACTTAACGTTCAATAATAAAATAAGCCCAGGATACTTTCTATGTATCCTGGGCTTCTTATTCGGAGCCTTATGTTATTAGTAATAGCAGATATTCATATTAAATTAGGTCAAAAGAATGTACCCAAGGACTGGGCTATCAATAGATACCAAATGTTCTTTGACCAAGTTGCAGAAGCGGAAAAATCGGTAGACATGATAGTCGTTCCTGGAGATATATTCGACAGGATGCCCACTCTAGAAGAGCTGACTCTATACTTTCAGTTTGTCTCTCAGAGAAGAGTACGAACTATTATCTCTACAGGAAACCACGAAGCTACGAAGAAAGGAAAGAGCTTCTTCTCGGAACTTAAAGGAGTTACAGAAAGACTCAATCCTCTAGTACAAGTAGTGGTTGATTATATACATGAGGATGAAAAGGGCTTTTATGTCGTTCCTTATGAGTATATCAAAAAGAAAGAAATCTGGGATAAGCTGGAAGCTAAGCCAGTGTTTACTCATGTGAGAGGAGAGATTCCTCCTCATGTAAAGCCAGAGATCCCCTTAGAGTGGTTATCTAAGTTCCCTGTGGTATTCGCGGGAGATCTTCACTCACACTCTAACACACAGAAAAATATAGTGTATCCAGGTAGTCCGATGACTACTTCTTTTCACCGAAATGAAGTACAGACTGGCTACATATTGATTAATGATGACTGGAGCTGGGTATGGAAGACATTCGATCTACCTCAGCTACTAAGAAAAACGGTATCTGATCCAGCGGAAATGGTACCCACAGAATTTCATCACACTATATATGAACTAGAAGGAAATATTAAGGATCTAAGTAAGGTCGAGAACTCGGACCTTCTTGATAAGAAACTAGTCAAGCGCAGTAGTGATACTGCTCTAGTGCTAGACAAGAAGATGAGCTTATCTGATGAGCTAGCCGAGTACTTGAGATATATTCAAGAGCTGCCCGAACAAGAGATTGTTAATATTATGGAGGTATTCAATGAGTACGGTGGTACTGCAGTCCATCGAGTGGAGTAAGTGTTTTAGTTTCGGAGAGGATAACTTTATCAAGTTATCTGCCGAGCCACTAACACAGATTATCGCCCCGAACGGATATGGTAAGTCTTCTATACCATTAATTATGGAAGAAGCTCTTTATAATAAGAACTCTAAGGGAGTGAAGAAGAATGATATCCCTAATAGGCTACTTGACAGTGGTTACGTTATTAAGCTTTCTTTTTCTGTCGATGGTGATATGTATCTGGTATGTACGGAGCGTAGCTCTGGCATTAAGATCCGCCTATTCAAGAACGGAGAAGATATCAGCAGCCACACAGCCACGAACACATTCAAACAAATTGAAGAACTGATTGGTATTGACTTCAAAACCTTTCAGCAGTTAGTATATCAATCGACAAATAGTAGTTTGCAATTTTTGACGGCTACAGATACTAATCGCAAAAAATTTCTGATAGATCTATTTGACCTCAGTGAGTATACGAGACTCTTCGAGGTTTTTAAAGAGGCGGCTAAGTCATTAGGACTCGAAGTCAGCGCACTTGAGGGTAAAGTAGAGACTATCAATAAGTGGATGAAGAGCAATTCTTCGTTAGATCTCAAGCATATGCCTTTATCGGATATTCCAGATAGGCCTGATTTTTCGTCCGAAATTGGAGATCTCTCCTCAAAAATTTCTAACGTCGAAGAAATCAATGCGAAGATATTACGCAACAATTCACTGCGTAAAAAATTAGATGCAATAGATATTGAAGAACTTCGCTCATATAATCTAGTCGAGCAGTCCTACGACGAGTATCAGCACGAAATAGGTACTCTACAGAGTAGTAAGTCTAGTGCGGATGCCGTACTTAAGAAGCTGAAAGGGCTTGAGGATAAGTGTCCTACTTGCTTGCAGGATATTGACAAGCACTTCTACGGTGATTTACTAGCCGAGAATACGGCAGTATCTGCTCAATGTGCAGGTAGAATAGAGACTCTGCAAACAGCTATCGAGACTATCAAAAAAGAAAATGCGTTTATTGCTAGTATTAAAAGTAAGATTGCTGAGTACGAGAATCTAGAGCATAAGGTTGATCTTACGCTAGGTAATGATTTCTTAGACGCTAGTGATCTTGAAAACGAGCTTACTGCGATAAGAAACAAGTTAGCTGTAGCCGTAGCTAAGATTAACGAGCTGACTGCTGCCAACAATGAGGCCATGAAGCACAACTCTAAGATTGATATTTACCTTGAGCAGAACGAAAAGTTCGCTCAAGACCTAGATGAAGCTAAGAGACAGATTAAGGATCTCAGCGACAAGTTCAAGAATCTAGAAGTGCTTAAGAAAGCTTTTAGCACTAACGGTCTGATCGCATATAAGCTAGAGAATCTAGTGAAAGACTTGGAAGTATTTACTAATGAATATCTTGCGGAATTGTCCGACGGACGCTTTACTATTGAGTTCAGCATATCCAGTGATAAGCTCAATGTTATTGTCACAGATGAAGGCAAAGAGATCAGTATCTCCGCACCTTCGTCTGGAGAAATGGCAAGAATCAATATTAGCACTCTTCTTGCAATCAGAAAACTTATGTCTAGTATCTCTAAAAACACAATCAACGTCCTATTCCTGGACGAAGTTATCAGCGTACTTGACGACTATGGAAGGGAACGGCTTGTGGAGGTTCTGTTGCGAGAAGAAGGACTTAACACCTTCCTCGTATCTCATTCGTGGACCCACCCTCTCGTTGATAAACTAGTCATCAAGAAGAAGGACGGCATTAGCTGGATTGATCGTGGTTAATCCTAGAGCCAAAGGCGCGCTAGGAGAACAAAAAGTTAAGGAGTTCCTAGACTCTAGGACTCCTTATACTTTTGAGCGTACTCCAGGCTCAGGAAACGGAACCATTAAAGGAGACTTACACATTCCTAAGTTTAAGAATGTGTTCTGTATAGAAGTAAAAAACTATGCGGAGTCTCCTTTTAATGACAAGATACTAACGAATAAAACAAACGACTTTGTTCAGTGGTGGACTAAGTTGCAAAAACAAAGCGGCTCAATGAAGCCGCTTCTTATTTTTAAATATAATCGGTCTAAGCTATTTGTAGCTACGGACATTAAGCCACGAAACGTTGAAAAATATATTGACATTCCGTGGCTTAATTGCTATATTATGCTATTAGACGAATGGATAGAAAGGGAAACAATACAATGGCTAATTTTGCCAGCAACCGGCGACCAGAAAATCTGATGATCGTCGACACCATGAATCTAGCATTTCGCTGGAAGCATGCCGGTCAAACTCGTTTCTCTCATGATTATTTGAGCACAGTGCTGTCTCTAGCGGCTTCATATAACGCTGGAACTATTATTGCGGCGGCTGACTGGGGCGGGTCTACTTATCGTAAGTCTCTGTTTCCAGAGTATAAAGCTAACCGCAAAGAACTAGTAGAGAAGCAGACTGAAGAAGAGAAGGAGCTAGCTAGACAGTTCTTCGATGAATACGAACGTACTCTAGAAGAACTCGATAAGCATAAAGATATTAGGGTTCTTAGATACAAGGGAGTTGAAGCCGATGATATCGCGGCGTATATCTGCTCTAGGCTTCATGATTATGGCTTTGAGCAAGCTTGGCTTATCAGTTCTGATCGTGACTGGGATCTTCTTATCGGTGAGCGTGTTTCTAGGTTTTCTTATGTTACTCGAAAAGAGCACACATTGGATACGTGGGATTATCCTGTATCTCCAGACCAGTACATTTCCTACAAGGTTCTCACCGGAGACCCTGGTGATAATGTTCCTGGGGTTCCTGGGGTTGGCCCTAAGCGTGCCGCTGCTCTCATCGAGCAATATGGTTCTGCTATGGATATTTATGACGCTATTCCTCTACCAGGTAAGCAAAAGTTTATTCAAGCGGTAAACGACAGTAAAGAACAAATTCTAATTAACTACGAGCTAATGGATCTAGTTAGCTTCTGCCAAGAAGCTATTGGATACAATAATGTTCAAGACATAGGCCGACGACTGGTCTTTGGAGAAAACAATTAATGGTAAGTACAAGAGCACAAATTATAACTAGAAGAACCTACAACAGGCCGACCTCAGAAGACGGTACATCTTTCGAGACTTGGGCCGATACTGTAGCACGAGTTATCGACCACCAAGAATGGCTTTGGACCAGAGCAGTGGGCGGACGAGAACTAACTGATGTAGAGTACGCCGAACTTTACGACCTAGAGCGTCTAATGCTAGAGCGCAAGGTATCAGTATCTGGTAGGACTCTGTGGCTCGGAGGTACTAATGTAGCCAAGACTCGTGAAGCTAGTCAGTTTAACTGTAGCTTTACAGAAGTAGAAACAGCATATGATATTGTTGACTGCTTGTGGCTGCTACTACAGGGCTGCGGCGTAGGCTTTAAGCCAGTTGTCGGTACACTTAATGGCTTCTCCAAGCCCATTAGGAATATCGAAGTAATCCGCAGCACTAGAACTGAAAAGGGCGGTAAGGAATATAACGAAGAGTTCTGGGATGAAGATACCAAGACTTGGACTATTAAGGTTGGTGACAGCGCAGAAGCATGGGCTAAGTCAATCGGTAAGTTAGTGGCAGGTAAATATCCTGCTAGAACTCTGGTGCTTGATTTCTCTGAGCTACGACCCGCGGGAGAGAGACTAAAGGGTTACGGTTGGATTAGTAGCGGTGATGCAGCGATCTCCAAGGCATATGTAGCTATTGCTAACATTCTTAATGGCCGCGCGGACTCACTACTAACTAGAATGGATATTCTAGATATCGTTAACTGGTTAGGTACGATTCTATCTTCACGTCGATCCGCTGAAATTGCTCTATTTGAGTACGGTCAGCCTGAGTGGGAAGAATTCGCTATCGCTAAGAAGGACTTCTGGCTATACGACCGAGCACATCGTACCCAGTCAAACAATAGTCTAGTATTTAACGATAAGCCATCAAGAGAAGAACTAGCTCATATCTTCGCTCTAATGCAAGAGGCTGGCGGATCTGAGCCTGGGTTTATTAACGCTGAGGAAGCTCGTCGTCGCGCTCCTTGGTTCAAGGGCTGCAATCCTTGCGTAGAAATCCTACTAGGAAACAAGAGTTTCTGTAATCTAACGGAGATTGACATTGGAAAGTTTAAGGGTGATACCGCTGGACTCCACTACGCTGTTAGACTGGCAGCGAGAGCTAACTATAGGCAAACGTGCGTTAACCTACGTGACGGTATTCTACAAGAAGCTTGGCACCTCAATAACTACTTCCTGCGCTTATGTGGTGTGGGACTCACAGGAATTGCCAAGCGTCCGGACATGGACTCATATGCATATGAATACCTGAGCCGTACTGCTACAGCTAGTGCTGTTTCAATGGCCGAGGAACTAGGTCTTCCATATCCTAAGAATGTTACTTGCGTTAAGCCTAGTGGCACTCTTTCTAAGATTATGGATACTACCGAGGGTGTGCATAAGCCGCTAGGTAAGTACATTTTCAACAATGTTACTTTTAGTAAGTACGATCCTATCATTGATCGTCTTCGCGAAGCTAAATACAATGTCGTTAATCACCCCACTGACAACGACGGAGTATTAGTTACCTTCCCAGTAGCTTATGAAGACGTTCCTTTTGATAAGGTCAACGGCATGGAAGTAAATCTAGAGTCGGCTATCGCTCAGCTAGAGCGATATAAGCTACTACAGACTAGCTGGACTCAGCAGAATACTTCTGTTACTATTAGCTATGATCCCACGGAAGTAAATGATATTATTGACTGGCTTCTAGCCAATTGGGATATTTACGTTGGTGTTAGCTTCTTATACAGAAACGACCCAACTAAGACTGCTAAGGACTTGGGTTACCTATACTTACCTCAAGAGGTAGTAACTAAGGAAGCCTACGACAAGTATGTCTCTACTCTGCTACCAGTGAATCTTGAGAATACTGAGAGCTTTGAAGAAATAACTCAGGATGATTGCGCTACTGGCGCTTGTCCAATTAAGTAAAAAATTAGCCCCGCTAGAGCGATCTAGCGGGGCTTTTTTATGCTTGGTAAACGTAGTCTGGCTTTGTGGGCCAGACTACGGTATCTGTAGTTTCAGGAGTTATTCCTACTAGTACACTTTGAAGGCTTTTTAACCACAGTAGCCATTCTGCCTTATTTTCCTCGGTAAGAGGACTATCCGGCATTACTGTCCATCTGAAATTATCTAGCATCTCATTTCTAGTATTTCTTAACTCATGTAACAAAGGTTTTCTTGCTTCTGTTATTTCTTCCACTTGCATGTTAGATAAATTGAGCTTATACTTTGTAGAATCATATGAACCCTCTATATGAGGAAGTAATAGCATATCTGCTATATCTTCTTCGGATCCAGAAAGTATAGGACCAAACTTACCTGTATTTTGGTCGAAGAGTGTTATAGTTTTAATTATTAACATATTACTTCCTAAATAGAGTGGCTCTCATTCCTGCTTCGTATATATGAGAGTCATCGTTGTTGTTATACAGCTGAACTTTATACGTATTTGTAGTTCCCGGTATAGGAGAGGGATCTCTAAACATCATAGCGTAAGTACTCTTACCAGATCTAGCTCTTAGAGTAGAGTATGATTCTGGCATTACTGCGTTATCGTTGGTACGAACTACTCTTGCACCTACGTTATCATCGCTACCTCCATCTCTTTCGATAACGACTACAGCTTCTATATTTACTACCTGCGAGCCACTCTCGCTAGAAGAACCAGTAGCTACCGAGGTTATTAGGCCTGCGTTGGTTGTAACTAAGTTATAGTCACCTTGTCCTGGCCCTTTAAATACATAGTCATAACCTCCCTGAGGCCAAGCGAAAACGTATTCATAATCATAGCTACCATTATTGGTTCCAACAAACACATAGTTACTTATTGTCGTAACTACATCATACCAAATATAATTGGTAGGGTAACTCCATCCAGCAAAGTTAAAGAATGAACTACTACTTCTACTTACAGCTAGGTCGGTAATCTTTTGAGTACCTATGGTCAGATTAGCAATCTTAGCACTATCTACCTCTAAATTACCTATCTTTGCATTAAGTATAGCACCATCCAATATCTTAGCATTGGTTATTGCCGCATCAGCTATTTTAGCAGTACCGAGTGTGGCGTCCTTCATATAGACACCACTTATAATATTAGTGTTAAATCTATTATTAAATTCTGCCTCGGTAAATATTCCTGCAAGATTAGATCCGATCGTAGCACCAAGAGTAGCTGCTCTATCTGCCGGACCAGAACTGTAGACTGGAGATGCGACTTGTGAGGCTGATACTTTAGTTACAAAAGGCTGAGCACAGAATAAATATGGTTCAGTAGCTCCACTAACAACCGCTCTAGCCCATAATCTAGCGTACCTAGCATTGGCCGGTGCTGTTGCAAAGGCTTCTGATCTGCCCATAGTACTTGGGTTACCGTTAGATGCCCCAAAGTTCTCGGCTACCATACTGCCACCGTTTTCACTTATATAATTACCAGAGCCGTCATAGAATCCAATTATTGCATACCCGCTACATCTATGTGTACCTAGCAACCAGCTAAAATATAAGCGGTCGCCTGGAATAACGGGAATGGCGAATCTTCTGTATCCTTCTAGACCGCCGGGAGCATCCGTTATGAAGGCATCAAATACAGTTCCAGCGGAAGGAGTACCTTGTCTATATGCAAACAGAACGTTTAATTGTCCCCACCAATTAGGGAGATTTACTCCTCTAATTATTGTTCCGCCAGTGTTACCATCCCATGCTGGAGCCCATCCGGTAGTAGAGTTGATGAAGTCACTATTAATAGCTAAATTCTGGCCAAGCGGTACTTGACTATTTGCTACAGGAATATTTGCAGTACCTACTCCCTGTAATATACCACTTCCATCTATGGTAATTGAACTATTAGCTACTACGGTTCCGCTACCAGTACCAATACCGTTGATAGCGCCTCCCGATACTGTTATCTGGTTGTTGGCAACAGTAGTATTAACCCCACTACCAATACCTGTTAACTGACCAGAGCCATTAACAGTTATTTGGTTGTTGGCAACAGTAGTATTAACACCACTTCCAATACCTGTCAACTGACCGGAGCCATTAACAGTTATTTGGTTGTTGGCAATAGTAACGTTAGCTGTACCCGCCCCTTGTAGAATACCACTAGCATCAATAGTGATAGCATTATTGGCTATCATAGTTCCGCTGCCAGTACCGATACCACTTATAGCCCCGCCAGAAACGGTTATCTGATTATTAGCTATCGTTGTCCCTGCTCCGGACGATACACCTTGAATACGACCTACACCGTCTACAGATGTAGTATTAGCGTCGAGAGTTCCTGAATATCCTAACTGTCTAGTTGATGAGACTTGACCCGGCTGATAAGGCGACGGAGTAGTAACTCCGGAGTTAACTCTCTCTAGTTGAGGAGCCGCCCACCATAGCCAAGAGTCGGCCTGACCTGCAAGAGTATTGAACTTTCTTATAAATAATCTAACATAAGCTGTATTGGCTGGTGCGGTAGCTTTGACGTGTGCTCTGATATAACTGGACAGAGTGTTAGCATTACCATCGGTCGGACCGACTGAGGAAGACATCTGATAAAGTAATGCGGTGCCTGCAGCATTAAAGAATCCTAAAAAGACGCCGGCTCTACACCTATGATTGGCTAAATATGCCGAGGCTATGAACTGCTCATTAGGTAAAGCGGGCATGGATATCATATTCCCGGCCTCATAAGGATAAATATCGCAAGCTACAGCACCGTCACCAGAGCCATCTACTGTTCCAGTAGCTATACCAGATTGATAAACGAATATATTATTCGTTTCTGTTCCAGCTAGAACATAGTTTGATGTTGTCCATCCGTATCCGCCAAATTTAGCAAGAGTTGGTCCCGCACTAATATTAGCTCCGTTCGGATTATATTGTATTTGCCAGTCTTCATACTGAGCAGCATCACTATTAGGTAGGATATTTTGCCCAATAAAAGTAAAGTTATTATCAATTAAAGTGCCTGAGCCTGCACCAATACCACTAATGGCACCGCCAGAAACTGTTATCTGGTTGTTGGCAACAGTAGTATTAACGCCGCTACCAATACCTGTTAACTGACCGGAGCCATTAACAGTTATTTGGTTGTTGGCAACAGTAGTATTAACACCACTACCAATACCTGTTAGCTGACCGGAGCCGTTAATAGCTATTTGGTTATTGGCTACGACAGTATTAGCAGTGCCTACACCTTGCAAGATACCGCTTCCATCTACTGTGATGGAGGAATTAGCAACCGTTGTTCCGTTACCTGTTCCAATACCTTGAATAGCTCCACTGGAAATACTTATGCTCTGATTGTATATGGCGGAGGCTTGTAGTAGTTCATTAATGGAGCTTTCGCTGCCATCAACCAATTCCACTACTGGACCCGCAAAATACTGTATGTTTCCAGCAGTTGTAGCATAGTATAGATACGCTCTGGTTCCGCTGAGAATTACATCGGATGCCCAGCAATAGTTTACGCCATTAGAGACTATTGCCCCTGTTGTCATATCATAAATATGAGCGCCAGTATTTGAAGCACCAGTACTTCCGGCAGGATATATAAATCCTACCATCAAGTACCATCTATTAATAGTGAAAGCGGTTCTGCCTACTGCGTGAAAGTAAGGGTTGCTATTTTTAGTAGAAGTATTTAAGTCACATACGGAATTGCCATCTATACCTAGATATACAGAACCGCTAGTGCCTGTTATTACCTCCATTCTAAATGGAAGCATGAAACGATAAGTTTTATTTTTATCTACTCTAAAGGAAGATGGATAATTCCATCCACCATCAGCCTCGCCATCTCCACTAGAAGTACATTTCCATAAGGGGATGGTTCCTCCTTTTGGCCCTGTTCCCCATACTATAGAGTTTTCGTTGGCATTGCCGTTTAAGCCCCAGGGTGGAGCAGCTCCAGGCATCCAAGTAGATGCATCCTGTAGATTCTTTACTACATAAGAATTATTCCCGGTGCCTATTCCAGAGATCTGTCCCCCAGATATAGTTATCTGGCTATTCGCTACAGTAGTATTTGCCCCTGTACCGATACCAGTAATTTGACCTGTGCCGTTAATAGCTATCTGATTATTAGCAACAGTAGTAGAGGCTCCTGTGCCGATACCAGTTATCTGACCTGAGCCATTAATAGCTATCTGATTGTTAGCGACAGTCGTGCCACTTCCAGATCCGATACCCTGAATGGTTCCAGCTATATCGACGGTAATCGCACCATTGCTTATCGCCGGAGCAAAGGAATTAGTAGAAGTACCTCCACCTGCTGGGGTTGAGGTCTGCATTACTATATTACCAGAAGTATCCTTAAGACTTAGACCAATGTTATTGCTATCTAAGTGGCCCACTGTTAGAATATCATTGGTACCATCAGTAACAATTAAAGAACCTTTACCTGCTCCTTTAGCCGATCCGTCTAATTTAAACTTGGTGCTACCTACATTGAACACATTAGCTAAGACAGTTCCGGCTACTAGAGCGTTAGCACCTACTGTACCATTAACTAGTAAGTTACCATTAATTACTTGGGTTATAGTAGTCCAGGCTGAACCGTTCCAGAATCTGGTCTCGGCGAAGTTAGTGCCATTACTTATAGTTACTTGATCTAGTAGTACTTTTGTTAGTCCTGTAGCAGTTATAGCTGCTTCGGCAGTAGCGTCGGACCATGACGATCCTGAAGCAAAGAACTCCTTCGATCCTCTTACTCCGTCTACCCCATTTGTACCATTGATTCCAGCGTATCCTACAGCAAATGGTGTAGTACTATTCCAAGTAGCTGTAGAAGTAGAAGTAGTTAAGTTATCGGATACCGATACAGATATAGCCCAAAGTGTCTGTCCAGGAGTCGAACTTCCAGGAACCAGAGCCCACCCATTAGCGGTGCTTGGTGGAGTATATACTCCAGTCGCCCAAGTATATGTCGATGTTCCAGATGGATATACTGTCGGAGAAGTGACAGACCAACGATACACTTCTAATACGCCGACTCTTTGACCGTTGACTCCGTTGCTTCCATTGGTTCCAGCAGCTCCTGAAGGCAGGCTGCTAGTAGCAGCCCATGTTACAGTCGATGTTGCAGTTGTTAGCGTGTCACTATAAATTTGTCGTACTACATATAGCGTCTGTCCTGCTGATGGAGTTCCTGGAGTAAGTGTCCAACTGTTTGCAGTAGCTGGAGCTGTAAAAGCGCCAGTAGACCAAGTATATGTTGATGTGCCAGAAGGAAAGGATGATGGTGGACTGCTAGCCCACTGATACATTTCTAATACGGCTGTTCTAGTTCCGTTTGTTCCTGGGCTTCCATTGGTGCCGTCTTGGGCTAGCAGTACTGGAGTACTCCACTCTGTGTTTGCTATGCTGTCAGTCGCGGTGGTATTTGAGGCCGTAGCTTGTATTACCCATAAGAATCCTCCTCCAGAAGAAGGAACTGCTGTCGTCCATCCAGAGGGTTGACCTGTTATAGCTCCAGTACTAAATGTATAAGTGGCTGTTCCTGATGTAGATACGCTAGGAGCCGAAGAAGTAGCTGTTCTTTGATATAAGAATACGGTTGCTACACTTAGTCCGTTGCTTCCATTTGCACCATTCTGGACTAATATTACCGGTGAGGACCACTCATTAGGCTGAATAGTATCGCTGCCAGTGGTACTGAACGCTGTAGCTGCTGCTACATATAGCGGATCAGATCCGGCTGGAACGGTGGTTGTCCATCCATTATTTAATCCTGTCAGGGTGCTAGTACTAAAAGTATACGTTGTTACAGCGCTGGGCAGCGTGGGTGCAGTAGCAGATCTTCTGTAGATACTAATAGTGGCTGATGTACTACCGGCTGCTCCGTCCTCTCCTACTATCTTAGTCCAAGAGTAGTCCGCAGTGTTGGTGCTTTCTGTGCCTGTGGTTTTATTTGGAGAAATACCTATCCACTTTCTGATTATACCACCGGAGTCATATGCTCCGGTGGTGAAATCTGTGAAAGTTGTACCATTCGTACTATTGGCATATGCAATCCACGTGAAGGTTCCATTAGTTCCTAACAGTTCCCAGTATGCATTTGATATAGTAGGTAAGATTGGAGGAGCATTTCCAGTTGTTGGCGTATTGTTTATATAAACCCACGAAGAGTTTTGATTATATACAATTGTGCCTTTTTTATACTCTACGCCACCATTATATGTAGCAGCATTAGCGATTAAATCCGCAAAAGATGTGGATGTTAAGTCTACTAAGCTGGTACCTAGTGTACCTGAGGTATTCGGATTAGAGTATCCAGAATAATAAACTGTCATTGCTGTACTACCTTATGTCTAACCCAATAGTATTTATCAATACTAATGGCTCCTCCAGTGTCTGGAGCTATTGGATCTATATATTGACTTACTCCGGGAGCCACAGTGGCTATCAGGGAGGCGTTGCTAACATTGTTCGTATCTGATCTCCAGATTTC